CTTTTCCCCACAAAAATTTCCCGAAATGAAGCATTTTTTACGTTTTTCGCATATCCGGAGGTTTTCTAATGCCTGGTAGACCTGCAAAACCGATTGAAATGCACCTGTACGACGGCAAAAAGCACCTCACTAAAGCAGAGATAAAGCATCGTCAGGAAAACGAAATCCGCCTGGGTACTCCCGATTTAAAAATGCCTCCTTCGGTGCGGCGGAATCCGGTAGCAAAGAAAAAATGGAAGGAACTCGAAGAGTTATACAAGGGTTTTGACTTTGTAAGCTCCTCTGATGTTGGTATAATATCGCAACTCTGCCTTGCGTATGCAGAACTCGACAATTTACTTGGCCATTTGCGTACCATTGAAAACATAGAACCGTTTGAGCCCGAGGAAGAGTTAGAGATAACTGAAGTTTTAGAGGAGCGGCTCGGGGCGCGGCAGATCCGTAACATGTGGAAAAAATTTGAATACTGCATGTCTGTAGGCGGAATATTAGCAGTAAACAAAGCTATTGATGCAAAAAGATCTATCATCCGGTCCCTGGAAGACCGATTATATCTAAACCCTCTCGCCAAAAATCGCAACGTACCGAAGAAACCCGCGGAAAAACCAGAGGAGACACCTCTTCAGAAAGCAGGATTCGCCAACGTATGAGCCTGTTAAAAGAACTCGAAAATTATAGCAAGGCTCTTCTAAATGATAAAATACCATCTTGTAAAAGGCATAAATGGGCGGGCTTGCGGTTTTTAAGCGACTTGGATAAGCGCGGTTCCTGGCGATGGGATTTTGACGAAGCCAGGGCGGAGCGTTATTTCCAGTGGATGCGGCTTTTTAAGCACCGCAAAGGACCCTTAGCCGGGCAAATAAAAGAGCCGTGCGACTATGAGCTGTTCGTATACGGTAATATTTACGGCTGGATCGACGGGAAAACGGAGAACCGCCGTTTTCGTCGCACCTATGAACAACTCGCCCGGAAGCAGGCTAAAAGCCAGGATAAAGCAATTCAGGCGCTATACGAGATTTCTGCATTTGGTGAACCAAGCGCTGAGGCTTATGTTGCAGCCACTAAAAAGGAGCAAACCCGTTTTGTCTGGGGTGAAGCCAAGTGGCTTTTTGAGAATAGCGATCTCCTAAAGGATTCTTTTACCTGTAAATTCGACCAGGAATTACTGCAAAAAGTTATAATGCACAAGAAGAGTGGGTCTTTTTTCTCCCGGTTATCAAAGGACGACGGAAAAAAAGGCGATGGGGCAAACCCGCATTTCATGATACTTGACGAGTATCATCTGCACGAAACCACTGAGTATTACGATCTCGGTACTTCAGGAATGAAAACCAGGGCTAACCCGCTTCTTTCCATCATCACAACTGCAGGTTTTGAGCTGAATAACCCGTGTTACCGAGTGGAGTATGACTACATTTCTAAAATTTTGGATCCGAACAGCCCGATTGAAAATGACCGCTATTTCGCCATAGTCTGCGAACTTGATAGAAACGAAACCGACCAGGTTGTAAGGGTAGGCGACAAAGAAGTAGAACCCGGCGGCATCATCGATGATATGAATACCGATGAAGCGATAATGAAAGCCAATCCGGTGACCGGTAACGATCCCACCACCCGCGAAAACATCCGTATCGAAGTCGCCGAGGCTCAAGATAAACCGGAAAAAATGCGGGACGTGAAGACGAAGACCTTTAATATCTGGGTAAATGAGCGGGTTTGCGGCTATATGAATATGGCTAAATGGGGTTTCTGTCAAGTCAAAGAACGACCCGCAAACCTGCGTAGCTGCTATGTTGGTCTGGATCTTTCCGCTAAAATCGATTTAGTTTCCGCAGGGTTCGAATTACCGTATCAGGACAAATTTCATGTTTATTCGCACAGCTTTATGCCGCGAGAAACCTTTCTCGCCCGGATGGACTCTGATAAGGTCCCCTACGATATATGGGTTGAAAACGGCTTCTTGACGCTTACGGAGGGGGCCGTGGTTGATTATAGAGCCGTGGTGAAGTATGTAAAAGATACGGTGCTTCAGAATGGCTGGTTTATCGAGGCTTTTTGTATTGACCCCTGGGGCGCTCTTCAAATTTCCGCAGATCTTATTGACGATGGTTATACAGTAGTTGAAATCATCCAGGGGATGAAAACTCTATCGGAACCGACTAAAAATTTTCGAGAAATGGTGTACAGCGGGCGTATGTCTTACGAAAAATCACCGGTTTTAACCTGGGCCGTGGGTAACGCGGTAACCAGAAAGGACCATAACGGTAATATTATGCTGGATAAAGACAAATCTACTCAGCGCATCGACCCGATTGCGGCGCTAATTAACGCTCATACCCAGGCGATGGTAGGGCGAAAAAAATGTGTTTATGAAGCTCGCGGGATGCGGTCTTTATGAATAAAATTAAAAAAGTGTTGACATCGTCCGGAAAATGTATTATTATACAAGCTGAAGTGGTACAGTGTCGTCAATGCCACAAGATATTGGGGTTCTGGTCTGGAAAATATGCGGAACAGTCAATGAAAAAGAATAAAATAGTCTCTGCTGGAATAGAGGCTCCTTGAGGCCCGGGGCAGTATAATAGCTGTTACGGGCCTTTTTTGCTTTAATCAGAAAGCGCTGGAATGAATTTTTTAGGTCGTGTAAAAGCCGTTTTTAATCAAGATGCTTTTAACAGGTGGGTGCAGGAATGGCTCGCTGGCAGCGACGCGCCCGGCGCTAACGCTGATATTGTCGTAAATGAAAGCACAGCCTTAAATTACAGTGTTTTTTTCTCATGTCTCCGAGTTCTTGCAGAAACGTTTGCTTCTGTACCAATTAAAGAGTACCGAAAGTCAAAAGACGGACGTGATGAAACCAATGACACTGGTTGGTATGACATTTTACACAACCAGGCTAATGATGAAATGTCCGCGTACAACCTGCACGAAGCTATGATGTATCAGCTGAATCTCGGGGGAAATGTGGTTTGTGAAAAACTGTTCACCCGCGGTGGCGATCCGTATGGTTTGTATCCTCAACAATGGCAAAAAGTGAGTATACAAAGAGATCCGTACACAAACCAATTAACTTACACGATACGTAACGGCTCGCAAAGCGTACTTAAAAAAAGGAGTGAAGTTTTGCATATCCCGGGACCCTCAATTAACGGGGTGGTTGGGATGTCCGTTTTAGAGTACGCTACCGCATCTGTAAGGTTGGGTTTAACATACGAAGCATTTAATCAGCATTTTTACAAAAACGGGGCTACTCCGAGCGGTGTTTTTAAACATCCGGGTGAGCTGAAAGAAGGTCCTTACGAACGGCTGAAAAAGCAGCTAAATGAGAACTGGCAAGGGCTAAGAAATTCCGGAAAACCGATGTTGTTGGAGGACAGTTTAGATTTCACTCCACTTGTTGTAAAGCCGGTGGATGCAGAACTGTTATCAAGCAAAATTTTCCAAGTCGCAGATGTTTGCAGGTTTTGCCGCGTACCTTTGCACCTCGTCAATGAGTTATCCAGATCGACAAATAACAACATAGAGCATCAATCTCTTGAATTTGTAATGTACACCATGCTCCCGCATTATAAGCGATTTGAAGGTGGCATAAATACGTGGCTGCTAACAAAAGAACAACGTAAAGCGGGCTATTATTTCGAATACAACATGGCAGGATTGCTCCGTGGCGATGCTAAAAGCATGGCAGAAGCGTTCGCAATCGGCCGCCAATGGGGCTGGCTATCTGTTAATGATATCCGTAGGATGCTGAACATGAACAGTATAGGCCCCTCTGGAGATATTTACTTGCAGCCAATGAATATGATCGAGGCAGGAACACAGGCTGTCGAGGATCAATATAAAAACATAGTCGATAGCATTTATAAACTTATCGAAACAGGTAAAAAATGAGCAAGTGGTTTAATTTTGTAAATAAAGACAACGGCGAAACTGCGGAAATTTACATCTACGGGGCTATTGTCGATTATAAATGGGATGAAACTGACCCGGAGGTAACACCGATTGAGTTCAGAGACAAAATGCTGGAAATTCAGAACGCAAAAACCCTGAAGCTCTTTATAAACTCGCCTGGGGGTAATGTTTTCGCAGGTTTATCCATTTATCATATGTTAAAAAGGCATGTAGCAAATAAAACGTGTTATGTGGATGGTATAGCAGCATCAATATCTTCTGTAATTGCAATGGCTTGCAACAAGATAATCATCCCTAAAACCGCTATGCTTCTTGCGCATAAACCTTTAATAGCGGGCTTTTTAGTGGGAAATGCGGACAACTTTCGTCGCATCGCTGATGACCTGGATAAAGTAGAAGTGCCTATTGTAGAGGCGTACGCAGCGAAAACCGGTTTAACTGCAGATAAAATCCGTGAAATTATGGCCAAAGATGCTTATATGACTGGTGAGGAAGCTGTAAACCTGGGCTTTGCTGACGCTTTGGACGAAAATAAAAAGATCAAAGCCTCTATTGACGGCGACAATGTAATCGTAAACGGGCAAACCTTTAACCTTAAAAGCTATAAAGACTTTCCTGTTGATAAGTTTAAAAATTTGTTTGTGCAGGAAAAACCGGAACCGCCCGAACACGAACAGTTAAATGATATCGAGATTTTCGAACGCGAATATTAACATAACCTTAATTGAAAGGTGCAGAAATGGACAAGGAACT